CTTACCCCCCTAATTAATATTTTTGGGAAATGTCCCCTATGACCCCCTAATTAATAACAATAATATAGTTATTACGGATAAATTGTTCTGATAATAATCTCTCCCGTATGTAATCCAATCCTATATCCAATCATATAAATTACTAACAGAATTAATATTCCTATTTGATTCTTATCCTCCATTATTTGTTCTCTCGTATATATCTTATAAATCATTATAGAATATATTGTTGTTTGTTGTTTGTTGTTTGTTGTTTGTTGTTTGTTGTTTGTTGTTTGTTGTTTGTTGTTTGTTGTTTGTCGGTTATGTGTTTATGGATAAAACCTCTGAATAAAAAGATCTCCCGCGTACAATCCGAATTTGTACACGACAACCGGTAAAATAATATTCAGAGAGAATCGAATTATATTCGCGACAGTGAATAAATTGGTTCCAAACAAATGACGTTCCTGGTTTATCTGTGGAACTAATTCTCTCGAAGTATTCTTTTCACAAGTTTCCATATGTCGGTCGCAATCGGGTTCCGCGTCAAATTCACGTTCGCAATGTCCACACATATAAACAATTGTTTCCTCTACTGGTGTTGGAGAGGTTGTTTTATCGTTTAATGAATTTCCGAAAATATCTGTAGTAAAATTACATTCTTTTACGAAATGAGAATTACGACCACATCGAACACAACAATCTTTCGCCGCCCAGATTTCTTTTTGGATAAGTCGGCGTGCGTCCAAATCCAATATTTCTCTCACATAAGAACCACCTCTCACATTGTCAATTCCATAGATAGACATACATTCTTTTGTATATTTATCCTCTTCAAAAGGGTTTTTCGAAGAATACGTATTTAACAATTCAATAGGTCGATATTTCTTTGTCCAAAGAGAACCTTTTCCACTTGTATGTGCTTTCCATCGATTTTCCATATGATCCGTTCTCCCCACATAATATTTTCCTTGTTCTAATTTCAATAAGTAAATCACAAAACTACTCATTAGTATTTTCATATAACAATAAAATGCTTATATGTCTTTAATTATAGATAATACATATAGAATATCTCTCTATATAATCAATATAATTTATATATCCACATAATGATTCTTAGTTTGAAACTGTTTCTGGCGAATTTATTGTTAGCGATATTCTGGAAGTTTAATTTGGCAATGTCGTATATTCAGATTTATTGGAGGAAAACCACAAATTTATTAGGATTGTGCAACAATTCTGTCTCTCGTCAACAACAAAAAAAAGAACTCCAAAAAGATAAAATCTATATCAAAGTTGCTAATTCAACTTATCATGAACTATCGGATATGAATGAAATTGCCAATATTCCAACTTGGACAATGGCACATATTGATACAAAAGACGGCGATAAAATTGTAAGAATCGATGACAATATAATTCCTGTCCATCAAATCCAACAGAAATCAAAAGCGGATATATTACAAGTATCTCTCTATACAGGGGTTTCAGATCCGGATAATATTGGAATCGATTTGGATTTGAGAGATTATTTATATGTAGGAAATCAATTATTATCAAAAGAGTTTCTCCAATATTATTTGGATTTGAAACATCCGTCTCTCACAATTGATTTGGAAAACACAAATTATTGGGTGGATGTAATGAATGGAAATACATTTGAAATCCAACAGATAGATATGAATCATTATTTAGAAATCGGAAACAATGAATATCGAGTTATGTTGAGAGAAGAAAAATAGTCGTATAATAATGTATTACAAAGAGATAACGATGAAAACTAGAAATTTATGGGGTACAATATTTTATTATTATATTGCGATATCTCTCACATATATATTATTTTATATCGGTATCAGTATATTAGACCAATTGTGGAACGGTAAAGAAATCGATGATATAGATGGAAATGATATACAAGAAGGTATGAAAAAAATGAAATTTCCAACACCGAAACAAATTTCGAAAGAGATATCCAAAAATGTCGGAAAACCAATTGAAAAAGGCATATCAAAAGCGTCAAAAGAAACGAAAAAAGGAATTGATAAAGCAACAAAAGAAACGAAAAAAGGAATTGATAAAGCAACAAAAGAAACAGCAAAAGGATTTAAAAAAATATCAGGGCCAATAATGGATATTTTTAAGAAAATCGGTTGTATATTCAATAAAATAGGGAATACGACTTGTTGGAAATTTTATTTTTTGGCATTATTGGGTCATATTTTATACATTCCTTTTTATATTGCGGGAGGCATTTCAAAAACAGTTCAAAATGTATTGGATTCCATTTGGAAAGTAATCAATAAAATCGATAAATATGTGGCCAAATACACAGGTGGTTATCATTTAGTTAAATTCCCTGATGATATTCGCAAAAAGTGTTTCAAATGCTAAACTAAATTCTTTTCGAGTTTCAATAGCGTCTTCTGTATATATTTCAATAGTATCCCCTGACACGCGTTCAATATAAGGATGCATTCGGATAAAATGTTCGGCGATTTTTATAGATAAAATATCGATAGTAGGTGAATAAGTTGCGATAGCATCGAGTGCTTTATTTTGTGATTCGTCGAGGATACGAATATATCTTTCTTCTGGTATTTCGTCTTCATTATATTTTCGTTGAACATAGAGCATACAACGATATTCGAGGAGGTCGTGAATTTTACAGGAAATAATGTGAATAATATTGGAGGAAATAATTGTCTTGTCGTTTTTGATGGTATTCATATTAATGTTGTCGGTTTTGTTGATATTCGTGTTGTCTTTTACTTTGTGTTATAATAATTTATAAAACAAAACTAAAATCAATTTTTACGCCTTTGGAAATGTGCAAAGGTGTAAAGTATCAAAGGTTTAAGGGCTTAAATTACTAACAAATTGCCTTCATAAGATGCCAATAACTTCATAGAACTCATTGTGTGGTATAGTTATTTGTTATTAGTTAGAAAAGATAATTTCCTTTTTCTGGAAGTTTTTGTGTTTTCACTATCGTAGTTGTCTTTTTTGGTTTTTATAGGAGGAAAAATACTTGGTCTAGAATATGTTTTATTTTCACTATTGTTGAATGAGTCATAAGGATTGTCTTTCTTAGGAATAAACTTACTGAAATCTATTCGTTCTTCTTCAAGTTCATATACCAATTTGTCCAATACAATATTATTGATACCGCCAATATACATTCTTATTAATAATTGAGAAAATATTTTTTATACACTTGAGTGTGTCTTAATGAATTTATGTTTTACTACATACACTGTCCATTAAGAAGTTGCCCTTAGTTTTTACGCCTTTGCACATTTAAAACGCCGAATAATTCCGTAGGAATTATTAAGGCGATTTCCTAAGGCCGGCAGGCACTGACGGCCTGCCTTCGGAAATGCGAAGGCAATTGTCACTTTGCACCGATAAAAATTCCCATTAATGGTCAATAATTTGCCTATGGCAAATTATGACTTATTAATCGGCATTTTAAAGGTGCAAAGGTTTATAAATTTCGGAGAGAATATGTTATCATCAACCATATAATTTGTCTCTCGCAATCTCCAATATTCTCTATCAACATCGATTCTTTTAAAATATTCAAAATCTTTTTCCTCTTTTAATAAGTTGAAATCGGAAAACACTTCAATACCTCTTATTTTTTCACGGAAGTCTTTCTCTCCAATAAGACCTCCAGAAAACATTCGATTATATAATTTATGTTTTGATGTATATTGATTATAATAAGAACGATAACGCCGATAAACATTCAATCTTGCAATAAACAAGATTTGTTCTAATTCTTCAAATGTATCCGCACTTTCTGGCATTTTTAGAGAGACGCCATCATAAGTGTAATCCAATATATCTTGATAAGTAAAATCGTATTGTTTTCCAAAGGATTTCATCCAGTTAATTGTTGGTTATAAAATGTATAATCTATAACCGACAATCACAAATAAGTTCAATTTTTACGTTTTCCGATTTGACATACAAAAATAGTACAAATAATCGTAGCACAAATATCATCGGCAATACGTGTTATCCAACTTTTTTTTTCCATATTATTCATCATCAAGTTCTCTCATATCTAACCCTCCACCATTACCACCAGTGGTTCCAATTTGTAATGCCATATTTAATCTCTCTAATGATTTCTCCATAGATAATGCTTTATCCATTCCATTATAGAGATAATCGGTTCCTGGTCTTACTTCATTCATTTTAATTTGCGAATATATATCATCTATATTTGTCATAGCAATTTCAATTAATTTCTTATTTGCGACTAAATCCACATTCATATCGATTCCAGATTCAGTACATAAACTAATAGCAAAATAAATAACATATCTTCTGCGTTTAAAACAACCACTTGTATATTTGACCTGATAGAGTTCCAAGAGAGATTCTACAGTTCGAGTTAATAATGGAATCCCACGCTTTCGAATTTCTGTTAGAATTGCATCCCAAATTAACCAAATAATATCTCTCGCGGATTTCACCGGAACAGCGGTAGAGACAAAACGCCTGCGTTCACCGCATAAAATCGGGTCTTTTCGTTTTTTACATATATTTTCAAATTCCATCATCCATTCTATCCAATAACAAGCATAAACGGCATTATGACTCTCTCGAGAGATATGAAAACAGAATTCATTTAATGCTATAAAAACTTCATCGGGGTCTTTCGGTTGAAAAATCGACGCACAATAATCCCCAGAAGGTGCTTTAAATCTCTCTTGCAATTGTTGAATATCAAATTCTTCTGTTCGATTTATTTTCACAATTTCAAAACTCGGTTTCTTCGGAGAGATAGTTAATACAGTAATTATTTCAGCGAATAAACGTCGTAATTTAGTATGATTACGATAATGTAATTCAGTTAAACAAGTTCCATCGGATAGTATATCGCGAAATGCTTGATATCTCATATCAAGATAACAAACAATTTTAATATTTCCAGTATGAATATGTTTAGATACATAGTAGAGAATTGTTTCCCATAATTCATAATAATGACCGGCACAAATAAATTCGGCGGCCCAATAACAAGCAGGTTCGATTCGACTGTTATGAATATTCATAATCAGGGCTTTTTTAACATCGGTTTTCTTATATTTGGAAAAACTATAACCACGAAAATCAATAGGTTGTCTAGCATCATTGATTTCACTTGTCATTTACACTGAGAATTGATATTATTTCATCATATTTTTCCTCTGTTTCTCTCTGTTTCTCTCTGTTTCTCTCTTTTATTGACTTTTATCTTCTTCTTGTTTCTTGTATTTTTCAACAGTTGCTAATGCTTTTGCGTAATCATCATGAGAGATTTCTTGACTGGTTTCTAAATTACTATAATATTCGTGATAATGAGAGGGAACAATACAAAACATACTGTTTTCATTTAATAATACATCAAAAATGAAAATGAAAATAAGTGTTAGACCGAGAGCAATATAAATATCACGGGTACCCATCCATGCTATCGCGAATACGAGGATTTGTTTGCTAAAAGTGTATTTCAAATAATTCTCAGTAGTTTTGCCAAGTTTAAAGGTCACAAACTTAGACGCAATATTGAGTGTAATAATCATTAAACCGGCAAATAACTTGCTATTATTAATATTCATAATGTTATCATTTAAATTTAAAACACTGCGAGAGAAAAAAGATTTACCTTTGAATAATTTTTTAATAGCCCCTCCAGTAGAACTATTACCTCCACTTGGTGCTCCTCCAGGATTCATACTATCAATAAACAAACAAATTCTTCTGATAACCCCTTATAACCCAATAATTTCCTAGTTATCCTTTTTATGGCATTACCAACTTATGGAAAGAGAGATTATATTATTATATTTTCTATTTTATCATTTTTAGCTGGATTTTATTTCTGTCTTACATATTCTGGTTCAAAACACGAAGGTTTCGATAATCAAACATCATCCGACGCAGGTTGTCCAAATCTTCTCCTTAAAAAAGGAAACACATTATTACTCTATAATTCAAATGCTCCAGAAATCGCAGGACAAAATCCAATGCCATTTTATAATTTAGATGAATATATCAATTATTTAGAGATTCAACGTAGAGCCGGAAAACGTTGTCCTGTTTTGTTTTTACAATATGAAAATAATGCTCAAGGTGCTGATGTTTATCGTGTCCGTACAAGTCCTTTTGATATGACCAGTGAATTGCCTCACGGTGTAGATCCGAATATGTTTATCCATGATCTTGGACAGTTACGCGGTGGTGTTCCTTCACAAATCCAAGGTACTCCTGTGAAAATTATTGATTCTAGTCGAGAGACCGGTTTCTATGCCGGTTTTGATCCAATTGGTCTTCATCAAGGACAATACACAGAACTTGACGCAATTCATACCGCAGGTGAAAGAGAGCCAATTAGTGATAATCCAATGGATCCAAATTGGGGAGGTGTTCAATATACAAAAGATGCTGTGGATAGTGGAAAGTATGCGGATAGATATGTGGCGAAACCGATGTTAACGAATATGGGACCCGGTGGAACCGCGGGTTCAAATATGAATGAATTGCCTCCTGTCCTGTCTCCCAAACAAATCAAAAAAGTAAAAACATCGGAATTATATGAAATTCCAAGTGGAGTTGACCTTACCAAAATTCAAGGATTATTATTACCCAAAAAACAAAGTGAATAAATACCCCGTTATTCTGAGTTAACACAGGAATTTATACTTTGTTATCCCCAGAAGACACAGGAAATGGTCTAGGTTCCGTCGAGGCATTGGACACACAGGACAGTATAATATAGAAGAATATGAAACCGAATAATAAGAAACCAATAATACCAACAATCGTGTTTGTACTTAATGTATGATGTATATCTGTTAGACAAGTACCCGGATGTAATTTCATATAATAAATAGGATAATGATTACCAATTATGAATTTGTTATCATTATTATAGGAATAATAAGTTGCGTTTATGGGCGGATTCGTTTGTTTTGATGCGATTAATGAATGACAATGAATATTACTGTCGGAGAAATGCGCAAACCAATCATAACAGTCATATTCGGTACATTTTTCGGTTTTATCACACGTTTTACAAGTAATTGTTTTCGAATAAAAGTCGTCAAGTCGACCTTTGAATGGCTCATAATAAGGGCAAGTGCCGGGTAAATCGGGGTCACAACCGGCCATAAACGAGGAAATGGCGACGATAAATAGGATAAGAGAGAATAATGGCGCATAAATTGCTGTTTTACTCATAAATGGATATATCAAATAATAATTTGTTATATCGAATAATAAATTATAGTGCGTGTCAATTTTACACAATAATACAATTACATTTTGGTTCTTTTTTCTCGGGATTATTCTCTACGATTTCTGTAACATCTTTAATACTACACACAGGTTCTACAGAACTATCGATAGATACAGATTCTAATTGCTGTCGGAACTCATCGACTTTATTTGTAGGTGCTGGGATAGGATTCATAAGATTATTGTTTTTAGATTCAGGTTCGTCTTCAATAAAGTTCGATTCCATTGGCTCTCCAGATGGCTCTCTGGATGGTGCTCGAATTCGGTCTCCGGATGGGTCATATACTGGCTCTCGAATTAGGTCTCCCGATGGGTCATATACGAGAGGTTCTTGAATATCTTCTTCATTAATCACAGTCGGGACACGTATCATACGAGGAACCGTGGTAGGGTTAGCAATTGCTTGTTCATCTCTCTCTTGTCGGTCGTGTTCGTTCATTAAACGCAATATTTCCACGATAGGAGTTTCATCATAAACATTATTACTGTTATTATTTTCGCTGTTGTTAATATTTTCCATTCTGTCCAAAAATCAATATATAATAAAATAGATAATGTTTCTATATAATCCAATAACTCTATTTTTCAAAATATGAAATTCTATGAAACACATTTTGAAGATTATTTACATTCTCTCCAAAAATACAATTTACATCCTGAACTTCAGCCATTTTTGGAACGTTTCCCGGATACGATTACTAAATTCGCGAACTTAATTATTACCGGTCCATCCGGTGTAGGGAAATATACACAAGCTCTCTCCATTATTCGTAATTACAGCGCAAGCAAATTAAAATATCAGAAGAAAATCACATTACAACACGAGAAATACACGTATCAATATCATATTAGTGACATCCATTATGAAGTCGATATGTCTCTCTTGGGTTGTAATTCAAAACTTATCTGGCATGATATTGTCCAACAAATCGTCGATATTGTATCTGTGAAACCCGACAAGTATGGTATTATTCTCTGTAAGAATTTCCATTTAATTCATACGGAATTACTCGATATATTCTATAGTTATATTCAGGAATATAATCACGCATATTCCGATATTCAATTAAAATACATAATATTAACAGAACACGTGAGTTTTCTCCCGAATAACATATTGAATTCCTGTGAGATTTTAAGAGTACGTCGTCCAGATAAACAACAATATATGGATATGATGGTTGCAGTATCGATGGATAAGAATCCTGTTGGTCGTCATCGTTCCTATGAAAATGAACAATTAACAATGAATACAAATACAGTATCAATTGCTTATGAAGAACGTTTTGCGAATGAGATAGCAAATTATAAACATAGGCGATTCCAACTTGAAAATATAGAGAATATTTTGGCAAATTTAGACGATGATAATCCGGGGATATTAAATTTAAAAGAACTGAATGGATACTCAAGAATAACTATTGGAAATGAAGACAGACTGCCTAGTGATAATTTTAATATAATATGTGATACAATTATTGAACAATTACTTTCACCTAATAAAATAACATATGTAGGATTCAGAGATGCGATTTATGATATGTTTATTTATAATTTAGATATTATTGAATGTGTCACTTATATTTTATTTCAACTTATTTTAAATGGACATTTACGGCGTGAAAAATCGATATCATCTATAACACAAAAACTGTATGAATTTCTCAAATATTTCAATAATAATTATAGGCCAATTTATCATTTAGAATACATTATGTATACTATCCAAAAAGAGATATTTGCTGATGGGTGATAAATATAAATTATTATAATTAGAATATATTATATGTCAGTATTTGATTTATCTGGAATATTTAGTTTACAAAGAAATTATTTAATAGACTTGTCGAATGCCCAACTCACTGGTGGTGCAGGCGCTAACAATGCAACAACATTGGCAAATCAATTAAATGGACTCATGTCAAGTTTATCTGCATCACAAGGAAGCGCGAATGCGGCTCTAACTGACCAACAACGTGTATTAAGTATCTTACAGAACGAAAAAGCAAGAGTTGACGCACGTAAAAATATGATTGATAAAGCATCTGTAACTCAAGACCATATTAATCAATTAAATGATAGTGCAACTAAGAGATTTACCGCTTATAATAATATTTTGATTGTTTTAGTAATTACATTTGGGTTATTTTTCCTATTATCGAATTTATATAGTTACGGGATTTCATCAACACTCTTAGATTCTCTCATTGTTATTGTTTTTGCGGTTGGAATTGTTATTTCATTATACTATTATGGTGAAATTCTTGGAAGAGATAATATGGATTTTGACCGCATTAAGAACAATGACCCACCAGAACTCACAGAAGAACAGAAGAAAGCTCGTGCTGCAAAAGCTTATTCAAGTGGAAACTTAATGGGTAATAATTCGGATAGTTGTGTTGGTTCCCAATGTTGTCCTAGTGGAACTATCTTTAATACCGCTTTAAATAAATGTGTTATTGATATTCCTTGTGTTAGTCCAAAAGTAAAATACTGGACAGGAATTGATATTAGTTGTGTGACCCTACCATCCGGTGCAACTTATAATGGAACAACTTTATCGATTACTTGTCCTAGTGGAAGTCGTTATGATTATACGTTGGCAACTTGTAAGGAAATCGGTACCGAATCATTTACATCATTAGGCGGATATAATGGTGTAAAAATATTCGAACCGTCTGAATTTACTGATTATGCTCCTTATCCGAAATTATAGATACCAATGATAAGACGCATAATCATACGAACTCATTGAATTTAAGTATTCTTTATGTGAAACAGGAGCATTTACAAAATTCAATGGACGCACAACAATTTGTTCAGGATGCCATTTACATATATAATTAAAATACAGTTCATATTCAGAAGCACCCGAGTATAAGATTTCATTGTTATCGACAGTTTTCAGAAAACAATTATAAAATAAATCACCGTGAGATTCTTCGATTTTTTGAATAATCTCTCTCACATATTTCGTTTCAAACAACATATGATGACAAATTCCAGATTTGTTTGCGTCCATTTTTTCGAATTCTGGCGAGAGACGTTTCATATGTTCAAAATAAGGTTTATGATTCTCTCCACTAAAATTATACATACATTTCGAATCTTCTCCGATAAACAGGGTTGGTTTCAAAAAAAAAGTATCGGCATCAATTACTAGATATCTCTCTAATATATTGGGGATAACAAGTCCAGCATATAATTTTAATAGTTGTTGTAAATACCAACCATTTCTCTCGTTTTCACCGTGAAAAGACGCAACCACACTTTTTGAAAATGGAAAGATGGATTCTTGGAAAGTAATACAACCGGCGATGTCTAAATCAGGTTGATTCGTAATTAAGTAAATATTTCGATAACCGATGATGTTGCGTTTTGTATATTGAATCTGCTCTCTGATAATAGGAATATCATTCTTTCCGACAGGAATCACAATATCAAATAAACGACAGTTTATATAAATAGCATCTTCTTGCCAACCTTGAAAATATAATTGATTTTTAATAGAGAATCCATTATCTAGAATATATCCATTTAATTCCGAATATAATACCTGTCCTGAATACATCGGTTTATGAGAGACTTCTGTATGAATATATTGTACTTTTGATAAATAGATACCGAGACTTTTGAGAGCCAATAGTTCAGCACCTTGTAAATCCATCCATAGAATATCAACTGTTGGAATATTATAACTCTTCATAATGGTATCTAAACGGTGACAATTTGTTTGAATTTCGTCTTGAACATAAGTTTCAATATTGTAAGAACCGTTACTTTTGAATAATGAAGATGCGCCAGGATTGCCATCTGGCCAAGATGTGATTGTTTTTTGTTGATTAATTGGATAGAAAGTAATAGAACCATCGTAATCACAAACAGCACCTTCGATTAATATAATTCTGTCGGAATAAGGTGCGATATTTTTTCGACAAATAGGGAGAGTATTTGGATTACATTCAAAAGCATAAATTTTTGAATTAGGAAAGGAATGATAGAATTCAATACTTTGTTGGCAATCTCTCGAACCAATATCGAAAATAATATACTCTTTTGTTTTGTCGTGGATATACTTAGCAAAATTATGAATCATCGAATAACTATGATTTATAATATATCTCTATATAGAGGAAATGTATTTTCAATTTAACTATGTGTTTCTTTAGTTAAGACAGATTGTAGGACACTAAATGTGTAAATTTTTATTCGTCATCTCCCACACGTGGAGCCAAAAAGAATAATAATCTCGCCACATTTTGTTTTGCGTCTTCTTCTTCATCGATATCGATATCCATATCAGTCTTATCCAAATAATAAGTAACACGCAACGGAAATTCATTACTAAGTTCTATCATAATTTGATTCGACACTTTATAGAAACTACAAATATTTGACATATGAACTAATGAAAATGATAATCGCATATTCTCTCCTTCGGCTATCGCAAACATATTCAAATCATCAATAGGAATAACAACAGACATATTACCATTATCTCTTCCATTTGACAATAATCGGATTTCTTCTTCATTACATTGGAAAGTAATATCAGTACCAAATAGTTTTAATTGATTTACAACTGTAGAAAAATGAGATGATTCAAGAGAGAATTCTGCTGAACATTCAAAGTTAGGAATATCCATCAATTCGGTTTCTAAAGAAATCAAAGGAACTGTAAAATGTTTATCATATTCTTTCGCATTTGGTTTCGTACTGGGTTGTCCGATAAAATGAATTAATAGACTGTCTGTATCATCTTCGTCGAATTCAATATTTAATTCTTGATTTTCCTCTCTTGTACTTAATATTTTAAAAAGAGTTACAGTATTCACACCCAAAATATGAGAACTTGCCTTTCCAGTATAACGATACACATCAAACCAAGAAGCAGGAATATGAATTTCGAAAATAGATACATGCGAACTATCCATTCCTTGCGCAAACATTCTCTCTTTTTCAAAAAATATATTCAAGTGTTCACTGAATAGTTTTAGATTCTGAAAAACATAAGTGAATGTTTTGATTTTATCTTTATTTGTGATGACTAGATTCATAATTTATAACTCGAATTAAATTATAATAAAATACGATTGTATTATTTATACTGATTCTATAATCGTGTATTTTGCTGGGTAGTAAGTGGATTGGTATATCTCTCTGTAGAATATTATAAATGTTCGATAAGAAATACATATATCATTATATTTTCGCAATTACAGTGATAGGTGTTGCCGCATATTTTTCAGGTAAAATTAAGGATTCATTAGACCCATATGAAACAGAAAACGCCGCAATCCGTCAATACTTATTGAATGAGAGCCCACTTTATGGAATGAATCGTCCGAAATTATGGATTCATTCAAAGTATGAGGTGAATTCTCGACAATGGCGCGACTTTATGTCGCGCAATACAACAGACTTGAATCAACCTTATATTCATCTCACCATTAAAACAATTATTAATCATTGTGGTAATGATTTTAATATTTGTTTAATCGATGATGAAACCTTTAGTAAATTAATACCTACTTGGGATGTCGATTTAACACAAATGGCTGAACCTTTTCGCAGTCATTTCCGAGAGCTTGGAATGTCTCAATTAATCTATTTATACGGTGGTATTCGTGTCCCCAATAGTTTCATTTGTTTAAGAAGTCTAAAAGAGATTTGGAATCATATCTCTACAAATCCGAACCAGATTTATACAGGTGAATTCTTAAATCATACTTGTAATATCGAGAGAAAAACGGAAAACCGTGCCACAATGCCATCAACACTTCTATTGGGATCAACAAAGTCTTGTCCGGAGATGGGTAAATTCGTGGAATTTTTGAAAACTCGTTGTCGTTATCCTCATTATACATCTCTCCCAACTTTCGTCGGAGAGGCACAACATTGGTTATTGGACAGTATTGATAATGGAACTGCTACACTCGTTTCCGGAAAAATGTTAGGGACTTTAACAACAAAAGGAAAACCGGTTTTAATTGACGATTTAATGAAAGAAAGTTATATCAATATCGATACTGATACAGTTTATGGAGTTTACATTCCTGCCGATGAAATATTAAAACGCGATAAAATGGAATGGTTTGCACATATTGCGGGTTCAGATGTATTGAGAGCCAATACTATAATATCGAAATATCTAACCGCATCTCTCAGTGAAACATTAAATGAATATACACGAAATCAATATAGTTCGGAAAAAGCAGTCACTACTTTATAAGAGCTGTCGAATTAGTTTTTATTTTTACGCGTAGTTGAATTGTGGTTTTTACGTTTTCCACCTTTTGACGTAGAAGTATGTTTTTTCAACAATTTTGTTAAACGGTTATTTATTGCTTTTGGATAATATGTTTTAATTGTGTTAATACTGTCCTCCGGAATTTCCCTATTAGCATTCGATAATAGACGGTATACTTTTTTGTCATCCAGTTTTTCAGACAACTTTAATTGACGAATTCGTGTGTCGTCTCCTGACAATAAAGTGTTTAAATTACGTGCGTCCTCCAATCTTCTTCCTAATTCTTCATCTTCACCTGTATAATGGGCTTGAAATGTATCAATGTTCTCATCGGATAGTTGGTAAACATTTTCAGGGGCTGTTTTAAGAACTTGTCCTAACTTATTTGCTGACATTTTTGCCAATGACTGAGACAATATAAATTCGTGATTAATTTTTTTCGCAAAATCATCGACAACTTCTTTCACTTCATCTACATATTTTTTTATACCAATATATTCTTCTGTACCATTTATAATCGTTAATTGTAAGTCTGAATCGTATTCAACGATTCTGTTAAAAACTGGTATCAAAGGTTCTATTTTTTCGATTTCG